TTCGCGTGATAGTTCGAATAGGCTGAACATGCGGTTGTCGTCGTGAGATAATCCGTAGGAGCGTTTATCTATATTTAAACCTACACCGTCTAAGCCTTTTTCTACAGTTTCTAGGAAATCTGAATGACTTATTGGGTGGTGCGTTGCTGTTGGTTGTGGCGTAAACGCGTTGTTAATATTGGTTAATTCAGTCGGTGCTGATCCGCAGTGTAAGTATAATCCGTTCATAATATAGTTGTTAATGTATTTGTATGTTTGATTTTGTTATACCAACCTCGCACGATTTTGCGTGGTTGGTGTTTTTGTGAGTGAGATTCTGTTGGAACTAAACAAAGTATATCTTCTGTAAAATAACAGGTTCCATTGAAGTGTACTGTTAAACATTTTTTAACTTTGTTGTAGTGGTAATAGAATCTTTTAGAGTTAGCTGGTTTAGGCAGCTGTTGTGACTGTTGTGTCATGGAATTCTAATATTGCCGACGGGGTGACTCGGTATGTTTTATTTTTAAAGGATATGAATTCTATAGTATCTAGGTTGATTACTCTGTACCCAGATTCTGCGTAGAATGTGTTTCCTTGTTGATTATGCATGAGCCATACTGTGACTAGGGAGTTTGATTGTTTTGCCCTTCCTTTGTTCCACCCTGTTGTTGTTCTTTTTTTGTATACTCCACACCTTACATTTGCGCATCTGAGCGCTCCGGACTTCTTAGTCCAGCAGACATTGAATATTTTACCTTTCAATGATTTGATTGCAGATTCTAATTTTGATCTGCTGATTGTATTTTGCATAGTTTATATGTTTTGTTTTTTAGTTTGTAATATAATCCGATTATGAATCCTTTTAGTTTATTCATCTGGTTGGTATTGTCGTTTGGCCAGTGATTGTATGCTTTTGGCTAGTTTGATTAGTACATCTTCGAATCCTTGTTCGCCTTTTTGTGCTAATTCGTCGATTGATTCTTCGAGTAGTGTTAGTAGTTCTTCATACATAATTATTTTCTTTTTCTAGATTTGGGTTTAGGTCTATGTGAGGCTCTGCCTGAAGCTTTGGTTGATCCGCTTTTTTTGATTCTATAAACAACATCGTGTTTATGACCTTGGCCCATCCATGGCCTGCCTACTGCTTGTAACCCCCCAAGTGTAGGTGAGTTTGATTTTGAGTGTTTGCTTGATGTAGTATTTGTCATTGTGATAGTGCGTTTGATTGCCATATTTCGTTATCTAGTTCAGCAGAGCTCATATTTTTTGAGGCTGCTATGCCTATGAACATCCACTCTAATCTTTGGTACTCTTCTAGATTTTGTGGTGTTTGCTCTGGTACTGGATAACTTGGGAATTGTTGTTGTAGATATTTGAGTATATGAACATCTAAGACGGCTACTTCGCTCCACGCTTGTGAGTGAGCGATGAAGAATGAAGCTGTCTTTGGTCCTATACCTTCTATGTTTATTAATTCTTCTCGTTTTACATCTCTTAGGTTTTGGTGTTTGAGAAGAAGTTTTATTTGATTCCAACATTTAGTTATGCGGTCGTATTGCCCTATTCCTGCTTTTTCTAATGACGCTTGCATATTTTTCTTATGAGAGCGTAGCAGTTTTGTAGGTGTTTGTTCTACGAACATGCTGTTAAATTTTGGAGTGATTACATCAGATCTTTTGCCTGGTGTTACTGTACACCACATTAAGAATTCTGTAAGCTCTTCAGGTTTACGTCGGTAGTTGGTAATTTTTTTATAATTAATCATTTATTGGATCTGTGTTTAAGTATGAGTCTATTGGATCTTCTATGGTGTACTTGTCTGCGTTTTCATCTTTATCTAGGTCTACTAGTCGGTGAAAACAGTCGAATTCTGCCATTCTGTTTTCCATTTCTTGGAACATATTTTTTATGAATTCTAATTTAATTATAGATGCTGACAGTTTATTGAATTCGCAGTCTGCCATTAGTTTTGATATAAGGTACTGGATTACGTAAACATGGTCATGAGCCCAGGTGCAGTCTGATGCGTTGAGCTCAATGTTAATTGTATTACGTTTGTCGTACTTTTCGTATACTTTAAGCATTCGCACTTCTTCGTGAGGAAGCTCGAAAGATATTCTATTTTTGTTTATATACTCTGTTTGTTTTGATTTTTTAGCCATTTTGTTTTGTGTTGTTAGATAACCCCGAACCCACGGAGCGTAGTGACGAAGAGGGGAACATCCCCCAATTCCGCAAACGATCCATAACACGGGACTTGAGTCGTATAATTTTGTATAACTTGTTATTGCGCGCATTATCCTGTATTACAAGTTTTATTTTGTTATACGTTTAATTGATGATAGTTGCTCGCCAACGCGTGATGAGAATTGCTCGCCAATGCAACCGGTAGATCAAGAAGGCGATATTAAGATATGCTGGTATTATGGCTAAAAAAGGACAAATGAAAACCGGTGCTAAGAAAAGGAGCGTCCAACAACGGAAATACAACTCGCAGCCAATTCAAAAGAAAAGGCGGGCTCAAAGGAACGCGGCTAGGCGTAAATTAACCAAGTCGGGCCGAGTCAGGAAAGGCGATGGTAAGGATGTTGACCACAAAAACCGGAACACTGCTGACAATAGGAGTAAAAACCTAAGGGTTGTTAGTAAAAGCAAGAATAGAAGCTTTAAGCGCAAGTGAGGCACACCCACATTCTTATCAACTTAGACGAAGGTGTCATGGTTGGAGTAATTAGTGAGGAGGCTGAGCACGATTGGGATAACGATAATGTGGTAGATTTTTACATGAATTTATCACATCCCCCAGCGCAGGACTAAGCCCACATGGTTTTTTTTAAAACCATAAAAACCATATAGAAACCAAGCCCTTGCTTAGCAGGGGTTTACGGCACAAATATGGTTTTATGGTTTTGTTTCCTAGTATTCTTTCCCCTCCCCTCTTTTCTCTATTTTTATACCCCCCTATTTTCTCTCTTTTCTTTCTTTCTCTTTCTCTTTCTATTTAAAAACCATAAAACCATATATATATATATAAAGAAATAAATACCAATGACTTACGAATATGGTTTTGATATTTGGAAACCATAAATAAACCATAATAAACCCGATTTAGGGGGGTTTAAGCGGTTTTCCCGCTTTTAGGAGGCCCCCCTCGGGTTTAATTGAACTTTAAGACTGTTAAGCTGTCTTATCTAATAGGTCGAGAAGTACAGCTCTTAAGCTGGCATCTTCGCCCGAGGTCGCTTCTTTGACCTTCTTTTTTAATTCGATTTCTTCGAGTTTTTTCTCGAGTAGGGATTTAGAGTGCTCTTCCATGAACTTGGTCAGAGCTTGTCTTATGATATCAGAAAGGGATAATCCTTCCTGTTCGGCCGTTTCTTTTAAACGGTTGTACATCGATATGTTAAACCGGACGGCGCAAGTGATGTCTTTTACGCCAGGTTCTTTTAGGTTTTTTTTCATGATTTGTATTACAATTCGGCAGATAATTTATAATAGACGTGTAAAATAGAACATAATTATAATGTTTGTCAACAATTGATATACAAAATGTGGTATAAAGCAAACCAACCCCTTGCCAACGCCCCTACGACCAGTGTACCATAGTCACATGAGCAGATGGGTCACGCAGATTAATATAAGACTAGATTCGCAAACGAATGAGAAGCTAGAAAAGGAAGCGGAGAGATCGGGAACAACCCGCTCGCAGATTGCTCGTGAAGCGATCCGCAAGGAGTTGGAGCGTCGGGTCAGGGGTCGTAAATTGGAGCGTACCTTGGAGGTCATAGGAGAGTAATGATCGCGGCGTTTGACCCGGGAAAATCCGGAGGTGCAGCTTACTTTGATGGGGAGGAATTTTTTTTATTTCCCTTCAAGACTGAGAGCACTTATTTAGAAGTCATGCAGGGTTTTGATTCAAAAACTCTAACATTAGTTGAGGATGTACCTAGTTATGTTTCAAGTGCAACGAGCAATTCCAGCAGCTTTAAGCTTGGTTATAATATGGGCTTTATAATGGGAGCCCTGCGCGCCTACGCATTTACGGTCGATTTAGTAGGCCCTAAGATCTGGCAGAAAGGCTTAGCTCACCTGAAACCGAAGATGGGTTATACTGAGAGAAAACGTGCATTGAAGGACAACGCCATTAGGTTATACCCAAAAGTAAAAAATATAACAAATGCTACCGCGGACGCATTATTATTATTACATTATGGCCTAAAAAGGCATAATTTGTTGACGTTACCTACGAAATAACCACATTCAATCGCCATGCCTGAAAATAATTGCGAATGTAGCACAGCAGTCGACGAAACAACCACGGGGTATGTGTCCGTCGATCTTTCTGTATCCGAAGATGTTAAAGCCGGAGTCATAGCCCACGGTAAGACCGTAGCAACCGACCAAGATTACTTTGCTATAGGCTGCCGGAACATTTTAAAAGATAATATAGCCGACACGACGGAATAGGAATCGGAAGAGAATTCCGAGCCGGGAGTTTCAATCCATTTTCTCCCTTGACGAACACCTTAGTGTCGGTTTTTTGCCTTTTTTGTAAAACAAATTAAAACTTTTCTTGACACCGCATAGATTTGTTATACAGTGAGGGGATGTTAACGACAAAAATAATAATATTAATAGCAGTTTCCGCGATGACTGGTTGCCAAGGTTTAAATTGCCAGGTAGATTCGCATAGCTGTCCTGAGCCCGGGCATGGTCCGTGCTATCTTTGTAACGACAACCAAGAGGAGGTCGCTCGTGGAGTGCCCAAAGTGTGATGGCAAAACCCAAGTTATCGACAGCCGTGCAGCGGGGGGACATAGTTGGAGAAGACGCCGTAGCTGTCCTACTTGCGGCTTTAGGTTCTCGACCAAAGAGGTTAATGGGGAATTCATCCACAATATCTTGCTCGAAAACAAAACGCTCAGACAAAAAAACCAAGTCTTTGAACGTGCCCTTGGACTCGATCAGTCTTCAATCTCCCACGCTGTTAAAGAGCAAATTGACGCTAGTGGATTTCAAATTGCGTGAGATGGCTGAGACATGCGAGCCCGGCAAGCCCCATACTTTGCAGGAGATAGCTGATTTTGTTGGGGTTAGCCGCGAGCGTATCCGTCAGATTGAGGAGAAGGGTCTAATGAGGCTTCGCCGATTGCTTACTCAAATAGTTAAGGATGATAATTTAGACATAGAGGAATTCCAAAGATGAGTACCAATCCGCTTGATAAATCAGGCAATAGTTCCGACTTAGCCCCCGATCTTTATGAATGGCAGGAGGATCACTGCGATACGCTTGTTAAATCAGTCAAAAAGCACGGTTTCGCGAAAGACGGTTCCGACACAGGCACGGGAAAGACTATTATTGCTTTAGAGGTGGCGGCTAGGGTTGGTTTAAAACCATTCATAGTATGCCCTAAGGCAGTAATACCGGCGTGGGTTCAGTGGATGAGCGCTTTTGGTAACGACACAGACCACGTAATTAATTACGAAAAGCTTAAGGCTGGCAAGACTGACTACGGTTGGATCCCGAAGAAAGGATTCTTTCGCTGGAAAGGTCTTGAGCCTAAAGATTACTTAATAATATTTGACGAAGATCACAGGATGAAGGGCCACAAGAGCCTTAATTCGAAGATCTTAATCAGCGCGAAGGCCCTGGGGTTTAAGATACTTCTTCTTGGTGCTACTAGTTGCTCTAATCCTCTCGAAATGCGAGCGATGGGTTACGCCCTCGATATGCATGAGGGTAAGGATTGGTGGAATTGGTGCCAAAAGAACGGGTGTAAGAAAGGCCGCTTCTCCTTGGAGTTCTCAAACCCCGGGCCTACGCTTAAGCGCTTTCATAAACATATCTATGAAGATGGCCGTGGTTCAAGAATCAGAATATCAGATTTACCCGAAGGAGCATTCCCCGATAATCTAATAATACCCGACGGCTACCTACTGGACGGCGATATAGATTCTATTTATGTCAACATGGAGGATGAGCTAGAATCTTTTAAAGCTAAGGTAGAAGAAGGTGAGCACGAGGACACGCCTCTGATAGTTCAGCTTCGTGCCCGTCAGGAGGTTGAGCTGTTAAAAGTTCCTACTTTTGTAGAGCTGGCCGAGGATGCTTTAGCAGAAGGTTCGAGCGTTGCTATATTTGTAAACTTTAAAGACACCCTTGAGGCCATCGCCCAACGACTTATGTCCGCAGGCCCAGTGGCTATTGTAGAGGGTGGTCAGAGTGACGCTGTTAGGGATTTAAACATAGCTAAGTTCCAACACAACGACGCTAAAATAATTATCTGTATGATCCAAGCCGGAGGGGTTGGAATTAATTTACACGACGAGCTAGGGGGTCATCCAAGGGTGTCTCTTATTAGCCCCGGATTTAGTGCCGTTGACTTGAGACAAACTCTTGGACGGATTCACCGAGCAGGTTCGAAGAGCCCCGCGATACAAAAAATAATTTTTGCCGCTGGAAGCGTTGAAATGCGAGTCTGTGCGTTGATAAAGAAGAAGTTAGCCCACCTAGATTTAATAAATGATGACGAACTTAACCCAATTTTTGTATAACATTGTTATATTTTTTTATAAAAAACTTGACAAAAGGGGCGCGAAGCCTCACCTTGATGAGATCCCGAAGGGGAAGCTTTCTAAGCCCCCTAGATTATAAACCAAACTAAAAAAATGAGAATAAACACCGACTTCAGTGCCGACTCTAATGAAGAGTCGAATGTATTTAAATCCCTTAAGAATGTCCCGGATCTTCCCGAGCCAATGCTTGAGATTGTTTCGGCCAATGCGGCGGAGCTTGCTAAGAGTTTAGAGCAATCATCTCTCTCGGTTGTCGAGCAGTTGAAAAAAGAGGGGCAAGAGCAAGATGACCTTGGGGTTGTGCTAATGCCCTTCATCATGGAGCTGTCTTTTATAAAGATCCAGTTAGCCGCTCTTATCGACCAGGTAGCCGACATTCAGAATGGCGACTCCGATTGATCACCATAAGTTCGGTCCGAGCACTCTCAAGTATCTTGAGATCTGCCCGAGCTTTAGGAATTCCGGAGAAACTAATCCCGCGGCTGAGGAAGGCACAATGCTTCACCACGCCGTCGAGACTGAGAACTTCGAAGGATTAACCGACGACCAGCTTTACCTTGTGAATAAGGTTTTAGATGAAGTCCGCCCCTTGAGAGAGGGTGCGGATGAGGTCGTCAAAGAAATTAAACTTCACATCGATTTAGGATGAAAACTTGGCCCTTACAATTAATAAGAAACCGAGGAGATGTGGAAGTTAAGTATGTCCAGTGGACTAATGGATACGCTCAAGTTAAATGCACCGACGGGTTTCTTTACCCCGTGGCTTCATTCACCTGTAACTCTAACTTTATAAAATTCTGTGACACATTCAATATTTGGGACGGCGGACGAAATAATACTGTTCAAGGATAGGGAATTAGCTAGGCTTGTAGACTACAAGTTTGGATACCTAGCCGTCGAACCGGCGGACATCAACCCGCAATCATTGGCCTACGCTATCGGTCTTATTCAGAAATACGAATGGGTGAACATTGTAGAAATATACTTTGTATGCCCAAGGCGCAGTGAAGTATTAACTCATACTTTCACAAGGATGGAGATTGAGGGTCTGCGTGAGCGGATTAAGCTTATTCTTGAGAAAGCTACCGCGGAGGAGAAGCAGTACAATCCTACGACCGAAGCGTGTCGTTTCTGCGGGGAGCGTTTAGTATGCCCCGCCCTGTCTGATAAGCTCTTGCCAATCGCAAAGAAGTACGCCGAAAAAGCGGACGAGTTCGAGGTATCTCTTTTAGACAAGATGGATCCGGCATTAATCGACGATCCGGCGACCATCGGAAAGATGAAAATTGTGGGTATGGTCATGGATCGTTGGGTCAGTGCCGTAAATGCTAGGGCTCTGGAGCTTGCAACTGATGAGGGTTGGGAGATTCCCGGTTTTGATTTAAAATACCGCTCTCCTACTGTTAAGATAAACGACCCACAAGTTGCATACGATGCCGTTTCCGGCCTCTTGAGCACTGATGAATTTACTGAGGCTTGTAAGGTCACGCTTCCAGCACTTGCAAAAGTTTACGGGAATAAACTGCCACGAGGGCAGAAGAAAGACGCAAGAGCCGCAATCGAGTTAGCTTTACTTAAAGGAGGAGCTATCCCTTCCGATGATGCGGACGGAGAAGAAGACTCTAGGACTCCTTACTTATCTAAGCAGAAGAATTAATTTTATAAGGATCGTATAAAAAAATTATACGGACTGAAACAAACAAACAAAACAACATAACAACGTAACAACGTAACAACAAAACGACATGGCAACTAAAACAAAAAAGTCAGAAACGACTGAAACATCAGAAAGTACCGCAGTAGCGGTGGCTACATCTTCTTTCGCAGAAGGTGACTTCAACCAAAACGACATTATCATGCCTGAGATTAAATTATCTCAAGGTGCGGGAGCATTAGGAGATTGGCCAAAGGGTCAGCTCGTAGTCGACGCGGAGTTCGAGGTTGAAAAGCCGGCTATTATAACGGTTCTTTCTTACAAGAAGCAGTATGTGGAGTACATCCCTTATGGGACAGGTGAAACATCCCGCTTCTTTAATACCGAAGAGGAAGTAGTGGAAGCTGGTCTTTCTCTTAAGTGGGCGGACAACCAACGCCCAACGGCCAACGCAATCATGGACACTATGATTTGCGTCCATGGAGGCAAAGATGCAGACCCTGCTCAGTTCCCTTATGATTTCAAGGGTGAGCGTTATCTCTTTTGTCTCTGGAGGATTAAAGGTACATCCTACGACACTGCGGCTAAGCCTATAGTTACGGCCGATTCAACCTACCTTAAGGGCAACATCCGAAAGGGTTCGTTTATTCTCGAACCAAAGAAAGCTGAGAATTCAAAAGGTTCTTGGTGGGTGTCTCAACTTAAACGCAAGGGGTTGAATGATGACGACTTCGTAGCGTTCCTTGGTGAATTTATGTAATTTGCTCTAGGGGTAGAGTTGGTATAGGGGCGCCGAGGGTTTTTGTGTTTCTCCCCGGCGCCCCGTTTTTTCTAAAATATTATGAGTAGACGAAAAGCTTTAAAAGATTGGCGCGATAAATTTTTTGTTATCGATTGGGAGACTTACTACGATTCGGATTGTACAATAAAAGGTACAACTGCGGTAGAGTATTGTAAGCACCACAAATTTGACCCTTATCTCGTGGCTCTTTGTTGGGGCGACGAGGAAGACCAAAGGTATTCTGGTCCGCCTGAGGATTTTGACTGGAGTATAGTTGAGGGTAAGACCGCTATCGCTCACAATCGAGGCTTCGACCATCCGGTGACCCTGCGAGCCATTGAAATGGGTAAGATGCCCGACATAAAAATTAATGGATGGCACGACACTTCTGCTATGTCTTGCTATCTCCAATTAGGCAGGTCGTTAGCAGATGCGATGCGCGGAGTTTTTGATGAGGAAATGTCTAAAGAAGTTCGTGACTACATGAAGGGTAAAACCTGGAAAGACATAGAGGCAGACGGGAAAGCGGAAGATGTAATTGCGTACGCAATCACGGACGCAATCTTAGAGTGGCGTTTGTTCACTGAGCTGTATCCGTTAATTCCGAAAGAGGAATTAGAACTGGAAGATTTAACAATTAAGATGGGGCTTCGCGGGTTGCCCGTGGATATTGAAATGGTAGAAGACGCCATAGACACTCTTGAGAAAAAAATGTGGGAGTGTCGAAACGCTTTACCTTGGTACAACGAGATAGATCCGGACACAAGAAAGCCTTATGTTGTTTATTCAAAGAAAGCATTAGCAATAGAGTGTCGTCGTCGCGGGATCGAGCCTCCGAAATCTCTAGCCAAAGGCAACGACGACGCGAAGAAGTGGTTAGCCGAGCATCAAGATAGCTTAACTTTTGTTGCCGACATGCAGAACTACCAGCGAATGAATACTCATTTGCAAAAGCTCAAAACTATGGCATCCCGTGTCAATGAGGAAGGCCGGATGCCCTACTCTCTTATGTATTTTGGTGCGGAAGTCACCGGCCGATGGAGTGGAGCTGGGGGGTTTAATGTTCAGAATTTACCTCGTGATACTAAGTACGGGATTAATATCCGTAACTGCATTAAAGCTCCAAAAGGTAAGGTGTTTATAGTAAGCGATCTTAGTCAAATTGAGGCTAGATTGATATGGAAGTGCGTAGGCGATGAAGAATCTCTTGATCTTGTCCGCGATGGGTATAATCCCTATGAAGCTCATGCGATAAACACTATGGGCTGGACTGGTGGAAAGCTTAAAGACGAGGATCCCGATTTATATTTATTAGCTAAAACCCGTGTGTTGCAATTGGGCTACGGTTGCGGCTGGTATAAATTTTATGAAACCGTCAGATCTTTCGGCCAGCTTCACATTCTCGAAGGAGAGTACTCCCATGGGGATAAGCGTAGGTTTACTAATTTTTTAAGTAATTACCAAAAGAAATACCACGAGTGGTTTGAGGCTTCCGACGCCACTACCAAGCAACACTGGGTAAATGCGTTCATCCAAGTAATGGATTACCGTGACAAAAATCCATTAATTGTCGACCGATGGAAAAAATACGACGCGGAGTATAAAGACAAAAATGACGGTCAGGATATGTCTATCGAGTTGATGAATGGTAGAAAAATAAACTTTTGGAACATTCAAGTTACTAAGGAAAAGACTACCGCGAAGTTACAAAAAGGCGGAGCCCGTAGATCAAGTTATTACGGTGCTAACATTTTTCAAAATGAAGTTCAGGCGAATGCCCGAAATTTATTTGGGGGGCATATGCTGGAAATTAATAAAGCCGGTTACGATATCATACTGCAAGTGCATGATGAAGTTGTGGTCGAGGTAGATTCAAACAAGGCACAGCAAGCCAAGAAACAGATTAGGGAGATAATGAAAACTCCACCACTTTGGTGTGATGCACCGTTAGATTCAGAAACGGTGATTATGGATATGTACACAAAATAACAAAAAATCGACATAAAGGAAAAATATGCTTATAGGATTAACAGGTAAAAAAGGGTGCGGGAAAACAAGTGCCGCAACTTCATTAAGAGACAACCACGGATATATTATTAGGAGTCTAGCGACGCCCTTAAAAGAGACTTTAGTAAAGTTTGGAGTCCCAATAGAGAATATGGAGACTCCGGGTTTAAAGGAAATACCCATTGAAGAGTTCGGTAATAAATCTGCAAGACAGGTTATGCAGCTTTTCGGTACGGATTTCGCGAGAGCTATGATTTCGAACACGATATGGGTTGATAAACTTGTACACGATATTGAAACTCTTTTCGAAAGTGGTGTTGAAGATATCGTGGTGGACGACATACGGTTTAACAACGAAGCGCGCGCCATATTACATCTGGGCGGTGTGGTTATTGAGGTAGTCCGCCCCGATGTTTTTGACGGCGACAGCCATATAAGTGAAAGAGGTGTGGCGATGGAGTTTATTACTATGCAGCTTGAGAATGTTAGTTGCTACTCGTCCGACTTAGATTTTGCAGTAACCAATTTGCTGGGAGGTTTACATGTCTAAGTATCTTTGCATACCCAATGTTTCTGCATCAATTGTTGAAGAAAAAGAGCCTTGGAATTCCAACATAGTTTTACCTAAATTTGAGAGTAAAGCTAAGTTTCGGCAGTATATAGCCTACCCCACGACTAAGTATTTATTGTATAATGGGAGCGAGGGTGTCGACCCACATCAACGGGTCACTTCTCAGAACCCACCTCTTTACTTACATTCAGTTACCGCTGATTTTGATGCAAAGCTAGATGAAAAAGAATTTCGCCAGGTAATGCTGCGAATGATTGATCTTCAATTCCCTTGTACTTGGGTATCACGTTCTTATTCTAAAGGGATTCACGCGACTTGGGAGTTTGAAAAACCAATAATGCTTCATGGCTCCAAAGCTACTAAACGGCTGTTGCAAAGAATAGCGGCGGAGCTTGAGTTAGATAAACTTTGTCGCGGTTTTGACAAACCCGCTTTCTCAAACCCCCATACCTATTATAATCTAGGGACTGAGTGGAAGAAGGTTTCTGATACAAAAATACCATCTAACACCCTGCATTTTTGGCAATATGAGACTAGCCGATCCGAAGACTTTGAAGGAAGAGGTGCCGTAATTCCGTTAGATTTAATTGCCGAGGAAGTTCAGCGTCAGTTTCCAAACTTATGGAGCGGTGCGTTTCAAGAAGGTTCAAGAGGTATATGGTTTTGGGGGCCGGGGGCTAACTCAGACTGGAACCCTACAGCGTGTATTGTTCGCCAAGAAGGAATGCAATGCTTTAGCGCGGACAAACCTTTTTATACATGGAAGGAAATTTTAGGCACTAGGTTTGTTTCTCAATTTGAGGTGGGTCGCATTGGTGAGTGCATTGATAAGTACTGGTATGATGGTAGGAATTTTTTAATAGAAGACGATACGAACGGTTTCATAATAGCTGGCAAAGACGAAGCGTTTTTAGACCTACAGGCACGGCATAATTTATCTAATCAAAGAGGGCGTCGCGAAAATTTATCAGAAGCTCAACGAGCGTTGCATCAGATCCACACGACTAAGAGGGTTGAATCAGCGGTACCGTTTTGCTTTGATAAAAACAGAATCGTACACTTTGAAGGTAAGCGTTATTTTAATACAGCTAGGATAACGCCAATTAAACCTATTGAGGACAACTCTAAATGGGGAGTTAAATTCCCTACTATAGCAAAGTGGGCCGAGGATATGTTTGGGGAAAAGCAACTACCTTGGGAGTTAGCTTGGCTCTCCTACGCATACAAAAATGCTTTAAAAGGGACTCCGCAGAAAGGCCACTGCCATGTTCTAGTCGGCCCACCGAATTGCGGTAAGACAATGTGGAATACGAAGATTCTCGGGGCTTTATTCGGAGGTCATATGAAGTGCTCCGAGTACCTCGTAGGTAAGACCGATTTCAACGACCATTTATTTGAATGCGGTATGTGGACGGTAGATGACGAAGCTGGAACTAGTGGTGAGTCTCATGTTCAGTTTTCTTCTAAGATAAAAGAATTCGTGGCAAATGATACCTTTGTCGTAAATGCAAAATTTAAAAAATCAGGCAGGGTTTATTGGAGAGGTCGAATGAGCATTACATTGAACAACGACCCTATGTCCATGCGGATGTTACCAGATCTCGACATGTCAACCCGCGACAAGTTGATGGTTTTTAATTGCAGCCCCTTTACTGGTTTTGACGACTTGTTTGCAGGGAAGGTATTAAAAGAGTTACCGTATTTTGCCGCTTGGTTAGACAATCACGAAATACCGGATGAAATGAAAGAGTACCGATTTGGCGTAAAAGCTTACTTAGATTCTAGTATAGAAAGTGCAGCCCAAGCGGACGGCAATTACGCTCATATCATTGAGTTAATGGAGATCTTTAGGGACACACAAGTAGACAAAGGAACTGAATGGCGGGGCACTTGCTCTGAACTCCTTAAACACCTTGCGAAAGTGTCGGGAGTTGAAGTTTTATTACGCGATGTAAATTCCAGAAAATTAGGTTGGGGATTAAGGCACATGGCTTCAAAAGGTTTTAAATGGTTAGAGCGAGACTCTACCAAGGGGGTGTATAGGTGGATAATCTCTCGAAAGGAGTAAAAACTAATATTTTTAGGGGGACTTCTGGGGAATTATTATTCGCTTATGAAGCCCAAAGAAGGGGCTTGTACCCATGTAGCTCAGTTATGGGGGAGACTCCGTGTTTTGACATGATAGTTATAAACGCTAGGTCGGGCAGACCAATTATCGTCCAGATCCGAACAGCCGAGTTTTCGAAAGCTAGTTATAAATTTTCCGTTAGAGCTACTTGTAAAAACAACTCAGTCCACTTAAGGGACACTAATGTACAATATCTTTGTGTATTCGCCCCCGGCCCCGATGTATGGTACTTCATACCAGTTGGAAAAATAACGAGTAATTCCGTTACAGTTTTCGGACACAACCCTAAGTCGAAAGGGATGTATGAAAAGTTTAAAGAAAACTGGAACGTCTTTGGTTCTTCTTTGGACGGCCGGGGCCTTCTGAATTAAAGAGATCTGCTTTTCTTAACCTAGACCTAACAGATTCTTCTGAAACATTTAATAAAAGAGAAATAGTAAGCGGGTCGTGCCCGTCCATATACCTTGCTAATACAAAGGCGGAATACTCTTTTAAACGCCTGCGTATTCTTTTTTGATCCTCTACATCAAGATAATTTTTTTTATTTTCTTTTACATCCTTAACGGGCGCTGTTCCAAAAGTATCTTGAACAAATTTTTTTGTAAGCCCTAACTGAGCTAAAAAATCAGTCATCTAATTCAACCGCTTTAATGCGAACCATACGAGCGGGAAACTCTACAAACCCATGAGTCTCTATCTCAAAAGTGTCGTCTTTAAACTCAATATTAATTTTAATCTCGACATCCGCAGCTCCTTCCTGTTCAAATGCAGACAGTTTTATTTGTGGTATCAGCTCGTCTATTAAGGCTGCAACAGTATCACCACAAGTTTTAATTAAAGGTTTTTCAATATCCGCCGAATTTTTCAACCATTTCATAAGTTCAAATCAAGTTACACCACACTGAAGATAAAATTAACAAATTTGTAAAGCATTGTCAATCAACTGCATGGTAGGGTATCCAAGTGGCTAAAGGATGCGGACTGTAAATTCGACCGAAAACCACAACATGTTGTAGACAATCGCTTAAATACTGGCGTTCCAAACCGCCATACACCATATATTGCGATATAAACAAAAATAAAAAGGTTCAAAAAAGGATACAACATGAAGTACATAACAAAAAAAGGAAACAGGGTTTATAAAAGAAATAAAGGGGCTAAGCATTGGTCATTTAAAGTGACCGTAGATGGTAGGGCTGTTTATTTTAATTTAGGAAAAGAGATAGCAATCGCCAAAAAAATGGCGGATGAGATAGATGCTTACTTAGTGTTTAACTCAATGGAAGACACTATTCTTAAATATAACCCTAATAAAGTGAAAGGGAAAGCCGCCCCTAAGACCAGCGTCCTAGTATCACCGACCCTTGGTGACATAGTAGATTTTTTAAGAATTAATAAAAATTTGATAGGCATAGAGCATCGAACATTTCAGTGCTATAGGCGCGGTTTATACCGGGTCACAGGTTTACCAGATAAAGAGGCTAGAGCATTACCGTTGAAGAGACTAACTAAGAAAATGCTTCGCGAAGTTAAAGCGGGTAGTGTTCGTGGAATCTCCGATAAAGTGACTTTGCAGGAAAAGAAAAGGTCTTATAATACTCTTCTTCGAAATGCTAAATCGGTCTTTTCGGAGACCGCTATGGCTTATTACCCTGAGACTTGGAGTTTTGAAGGTCTCGGTTTTTTACGAAAGGAGATCTTTTTTAATCGGGTAAAAAAAGATTACACGCTACCGGGGACATCTTTGATTGAGGATACTTTTAAGTTAATGAACGAAGTAGACGGCGATCAATTTGTGATTATGGCATTAGCCTTACATTTTGGTATGAGACGGAAAGAGATTTTTTTTGCAAAAAGAAACTGGTTCGATATTGATGAAGACCGTTGTTCTATTTGCATTGCCGCAGAAGGTAAGTTTAAGCCTAAAAACGGTCTCGATGGCTACACGGCTGGGGATGTAAACTGGGGTTCTAAAATACTAGACACATCTGAAGGCTTTGATTTTCTAGTAACAGACCGCGCTCGGATCGCTGAAAAAACTTTTAAGAAAGTAACAGACTCATTGAGAGATATCGGTTGGACTAGGCAGAGCCCGCTGCATGAGTTAAGAAAACTTTACGGATCTTATTTAGCTACAACAAAGGGGCTTTATGTAGCCCAAAGTTATTTGCGCCACACAAGCCCCTCGGTTACATCACAATACTATGCGAAATTGATGCCTAGCAAAAACATGCTGGCTTGTTGGGCGGCTTAAGAAACTTGTACCAGCGAGGTAATACTAGCGGTGCTGTATCCGGCGTCGTTGTAACTATATACTGCGTAGTAATAGTCACCGGTAGGTACACCTTTATCAATATGCTGAACACCGGTAATCCCCGTAATGTCAGCCAACTGAGTTGAAGTACTTGGGATTGCGTCAGTTGGGGCTGCGCTCGCAGTTACAAAAGAATCGCTTGTAGCCGCCGTTCCGGTGTCCGGTGTCCGAAATACCCTGATACCATCTACATCGGTGGTATCGGTCGGCAGAGCGTCCCATTTTAGTAAAACATTAGCCATCAGACTAAACGGTCGTTATAGAAACTCTACTTGTAGTAGTTGTACAAGGGCTGTATCCGGCTGCGTTTTTTGAAAAAGCTGCGTAATAATACTCCCCAATTTCTGAAACTGTGTCGACATAAGACATTGCTGTTGAGGCAGCGGATGGTACGATGACATCGGATCCCGTAAAGCTTGCCGATAAGTGGTCTGCTGAAGATACGGGGTTGTTGTCGGAATCTACGTAATCCGAACAAGCGGGTGCGGTAGCTACGTCAGCGTCGCCTGCCAGTTTCTTAATTCGAAAAAGTTCGATAGAATCAACATTTGTGATGTTCGCTGGAGAGGTCCAAGATAATAGTATATTTGCCATGATTTTTTGATATTAATGTTTAAGTTATATTTAGTTAAGCGGTTGTAATTTCCGGATTTTCCTTTTTAAATTGTTCTGAAGCGTGGTTGAGGCATATTTGAAAATAGTCTCTATCTGTTGCGAGCTGCATGCCTACCTTTACGCAAAGCTCAAATGTTTCATCCGAAACCTCTACTTCTAATTCTTTTTCAGATTCGCTCATATTTTATTACGCTGGGGCTAAGGCCTGCCAAAAGTCATCGCGCCAATTGGTAGACAGAAATGCAGCTGTGCCATCGCTTGCTTCTACATTTACATTTCCAGCGCCATCTACGCTTGTAACCGTCCAATAATTTTTACTTGGCGTCATATGAGCATTCCCCGCCTGATCGGGCTCTCTTAAAATCTCTACAAGCATACCAACTTCTACGGTGCCCGAGTGGACAGTGTAAACGGGACCGGCGCCTTGTATACCTGCCGTTAAAGCCGAAGGTGCGTTAAATGCCGATTGGCTAAAAGAGAATTGGTAAATATGGTCTGGGTTCCAAAGACTTGTCCGGCAAGTACCACCACCGCAAGCGTAGATTGTGTATACGCCTAAGCGGTCTCTCCAAGGCCCATAACTCGGTCTTGTATGTGTGCCTACGTGAAACTCCGGATTAGCTCCATTTGAGTAGTCGGTCAAATAAGGTATCCGGCTATCCCGCATTTCTTGAGTCTCCACGGTATCTTGAGTGTACCAACCGCTGTACACCAAGTTGCCTAAATCTTCCATACCGTTTTCTTTACATACAACCCAATTAACACCCCAGTCGTTTATACTCAAAGTTTTTTGAGAATCATCCGGGTCGGGTGGTAGCACTTTATTATATTTCCCTTCTTCGTAACCGGTATCCCAATCGAGCCATTTCTCGTGACCGGAAAGCTGTACATCGCGTCCACCTAATTTGTAATTAGAAGGCTCATTAGTGCGCTTTCTCATTTCAAAATCGCCACTTTGTTGTAGGTAATTGTGGTTCTGCCCACAGCTGTCGTGTGGCCAATAGTAAAATGCTCCGTTTTTAATCTCCCTCAAGTAAACTTTGCCTTGTTCCCAGTCTCTATTAGATTTTGCAATCCATTTTACCCAAACAAAGGTGTGATTAGCATCAGTATACCAGGTGGCATGGCGACCAAATCCGGAATTCCCGGTGAAAAGTTGATTTTGAAATTCGTAGTTACTTAAGTTGGGCATTATAGTACCATTATGATCGGAGATCGTGTCTGAGGTAAATCTATAATACGTTCTATTAAAAGTTACGTCATTCCATAATAAATTATTTAGCTGGTCGTCGGGAACTTGTTCGCTTAGTAAATCCTTCGGGAAGGGGCTGGCATCATATATTCCCGGGACACTGTAATCTAGATCAAGTGGGTTTATATCCTTGTAAACCTGAAGACCAGTCGGAGCTTCTTTTGCTTCATCTAATATAGTCTGGCTTAAATACGATTCTGCATATTCACTAGTCCATTCGATATTAGCTTTTCCTCTAAAATGACTAGTTCTCCAAACTTCGGAATCCCATTCTTCGTAACCTAAATCGGTTCCGCCTACATCTGCCGGTTTATAGTAAGTTTCATATGGAACTTGATTAGGCACTGCAAAAGAGTATCGCACTGGATCCGCAAATGTCCCGTTAATCTGCGCCCAACGAGCTTTGTTTTCATCTTTGAATAAGGGGGCTATATATTTACCATTAACCTGCATCCAATAGAAAGTGCTTGCAGTAGCCTCGTCAAATACGGGCCTCGCTTCGATATTTAAAGGTTTCGCATCTTCTCCTAAAGTAGCATCTCCCGTACCTAGGCTCGTAGGAGCGTTGTCCGCTGTTAGATCGTATATCATACTAGTTAAATCTCCCGGAGCGCTAAGTAAAGTCGGCGCTAACTCTCTGGTCGAATAAGAGCATAAAGAAAGCCCGGAGGAATTGACGGAATAAACTCCATAAGTTACTACTTCAAAATCGGGAGTGCCTAAATCGTCATAAGTAATAGTATCCGTAGGTAAATCCGAAGCTATCTCGACACCTAAGCTCGAAATTTGATCGCAATCGGAAAGCAAGCCTGGGTATCTGTAAATAGAGATAGAGTCTACAATGTCGGTCCTAATAGGAGGATCCCATTTAATTCGTAAGTCGGCCATAGTCAGATAATAGTTTGTTATGTTTTATTTTTAAAGCGGTTGTGTTGTCTTATTGGTTGATGCCGTAAGCATCCCACGCTCTTTTGTCCCATGTAGATCTCGCCATCCAATATAGGTAATCGGGGCCGGTGTAGTGTACATTATAACCATCCCAAACATCATATTGCTTAAAATGAGCGCCCGTTGAATTGGAATGAGTACCTAATGGGTACTGCCCCCAAGGAGCTACGGCTGCCGTCTCGCAATTAAGATACCCTGATACCGCTCCATCTCCGTTTTCACATGGGTTTCCGCTGTCGGTTGACCACTGATGCCAAAAATCCGGTTTAGTGTAAGGGTTAGGCGGTCGCACTTCGTCGGCAGTGAAGGTGTCGTCTGCTTTCATTAGCACTTCCTCACTGAAAACTCCTACAATGCCGGCAAATTGATTTGGGTGTATCACCGTCTTTCGGAATATATGCCGTAGAAAATCTTTAGCCGTTACTTGTTCTGCTAACTCCGCCCCTTGTAAGTTTTCTTTATGTATAAAGTGGTACACATCTAAAGCTTTCTCGTAAGTCTTGTAGACATGGTAAATAAATAATATAGAAAAAGGCCCAGTTTTACTGTTTTCAATAAACCAAGAAGTTAGCATCGGCTGCTGCGTGCTTGTCGCATCGAAGTAACCATCGTCATCGCAATCCCAATCTTTCTGTATACTCGCACCGTTTCTCCAAGTTCTTTGTGATATGATACTACCGTGCTCCCCCTCAAAATAATCCAAAAAGTTAAGCCCATCACACGCGGATTCATAGTAATCTAATGATTCCCAGCGTATTCGCCTCTCAATTGCATTGTTGCCTATGCCTAACCTAAATCTTTCCGTTTCTCCAGTGTCCAGTTGCTCAAGTGTAAACAACCATGGCCTGTTGTAAACGGGGGTATAATCTCCCGAACCCGAGTCATTGTGCCCGAAAGGTAGCCCATTATCCCAAAATGCCGATAAAGAAGTGGGCGCTTGGTTAGCGGTAAAACCTAAGTTAGTGGTGGCCGAAAGACTAGAAGGAGTTTGTTCCGCAATATTTACCGATTCTAAATATTGAGGTGCTGATCGAAAATCTCCTATTATTGTTACTTCGGATGACAAACTTGTTGGGGCTTGCGCGGCTGATAAAGGTACTATAGGTAGGTGTGCTTGTAAGCTCGAAGGTAAGTATAAATTAGCCCCCAAATTTCCAATTGTAAGGAAAGGCACTGCTGTAAGCCCAGTGGGTTTGTGCATATTAAAATCTAAAGATTCTTCCGCAAGTAAACCGACAGGCCGCGAAGACGCCCTTAATGTTATATCCGTTATTTGTACATTTCTCGGATGGTAAACGCCCATTTCATCTCCGATATAAAGAGACTCTACTGTAACGTTACTGGGCATATAATCTGTTAAATTAAACGCAGAAATACCGACGGGCTTATTAGACTCATTTAAGACTTCAATCGCAGTTATTGAAGCGGGCGGAGCTGGTGCGTCTTCGTCAATTTCGTCAGCGTCGGCTCCAGTAGGTTTATGGGATTCTCCTAGAAGCTCGTTTGCCGAAAGTAAAGTTGAGCCGGCACTCAACCCTAATTTTTCAGCGGAACTTAAACCCGTAGGTTGTGAATTAACCCCTAGTATCTCATTACTTTGGATACCAGTAGGTGCGTCATCTTCTAAAAGTTTTTCTATCGCGCCTAGTAATTGAGGAGCGTCTTCCTGATTTACTAGGTACTTTGCAGCAAGAAAGTCCCTAAGCGGGTGAGTTAGATTTAAATCGGTAATAGATACTCCGGTAGGCTTGTGCCACCTAGTCAAAAAAAGCGTGTCTATGTCAGTAGGCCCGAATTTAAAAGTTAAATCTAAAGCGTTAATCTCGGTAGGCGTTTGGCCTGGCCCTAGCCTTCCATCAACCGCCTGCATACCCGAAGGAGCATTTTCGCCCCTTAAAGTAATTTCTTTAGCCTCAATATTTAATGGTGCTTTATCCGGACCTATAGAAGGGCAAGTGCCATTAGATACAATTTGTATCTGGTAATCTCCGGGTACTCCGTACCATTGATAATCAATAACATTTCTATTATTTTCATCAAAAATAGCCGCAATATCTAGGTTGTCATTATTTAATTCGGTAACCCCTTTGTATGTGCAATATACGGCGTAGTATACGTTAGTGACGGAGCCAACGGGTATGGTTTTAGGTACACCTATAGCAATTCTTTTACCTTGAAATTCGATACCCATTAGAAACTTTTCCCCATTAAGTGCCCTATTGAAATTTCTCTCAAAGCCCACGGATACTCTTTATGAGTGCCTATTAATAATTTAATTTTAAACCTTCGACCTCTAAGGTTTGTAAAAACTTTCATGTGCTCCTGGATAGGCCCTTTAAACTGCCCGCTATATTTTTTTTCTTCATTAGCAATGTAACACCACAAGTTACCAAAAGAATTTTTATGAAAAGAAAGATCTATTCTATGAACCTGTTTTTCATTATGCTCGTCACCAAGGTGTATCCAATTTGTCTCGGCAATTGCTAAATACCCATCCCTGTAATATTTAGGATCTTTAATAACACCAGCTTTGTCAGTAGGTTCTGCAAAAGGCGTTTCTAAATACAACCCACGGTAGTGGAAAGAGTCCTCAGTAGGAGATGCTACAAATCCGTATTCTTCAGCTCTTAATGGGTATTTTGAATTCCACCAAACATCCGCCGGTGGTTTCGGGAAGACCGTGTCTTTAAATTGAGTTAAGTCGGTAGTCAGTACTTTATTTTCTTCCGTAACTACTAAAAAACCTTCATTCGGAGCATTTGTAACAGCGCTTACCGCTTGATCCACAAAAGGCCCAGCAAGCGTATCATTATTTTCCGAAAGCATGTAGCCTTTAAATTTAGGCGGACGAGTTGAGCCATCAAAATTAAAAGCTTTCCCGATTACCTTTACGTCCTTGTTAGCTACATCTTGCTCATCCATGATAAATAACCCCCACTCGTTTGCTGTCTAATACTTGTGGGGAGTTTTTGATTTGCACCCATAGTAACTGAGAGATGTGCGATATAGCCAAATTAGCGCTAGCAAAAGCCTCTTCTACAAGAGTAAAGTCGTCTTTATCTCTAACAGAATTGCCTTCTTGTTCGCATAGATCGTACTCTAGCATACTTGGTATTGTGGAATACCTACTAGAGCTCCCGGGCTGTTTATCGCTAGTTGCCGTGTGGTTTACGGTAACGGAATACCTAGTGTCATTAAACCAAACAAAACCGGGGTCTTGAGGCAGCGAAGTCTGAGGTGGGCCGTACACTTTTCCTACTTCCCAATCGTTCGGCTTATAATTCCGCGCCCAAGCGTCAATACCTTCTTGTGTGGGGTTTGCTAATACTGACTCTAGTGACGAATTCATAATCCCGTCCTTAACATCCTGGGCAACGTGAACCGCTTCATGCATGTATGTAACATGAGCCATTCTTGTCCAGTTAACCGCGTTTGGGTTATCAGGTTGGCAAGTGCTTCCGGGAAAGCCATCTCCAAAATTAATTATTATAGCATTACCGACGGGATCGTATTGACCAAAAATACCTCCACCATTACTGCCGGGCAATGCTCCTATTAACTGTTGAACCCCCCATGCTTCTAGCTGCGCAAATATAGTCAATGCATCTTCAAGAGAATCCCCCATACCACAAGACTCATACCAAGTAGTAATAAAGTCTGCGTCTATAGTTCTTAACCCAGTCCAACCCATACCTTGGAATAAACCATTAGTGGCGTTATCTAGCGCATCAATCGCATCTTGAAGGGTTTGCGCGGCGTCGGGATCAGGATCGGGATCGGGATCGGGATCAGGATCAGGATCAGGATCAGGATCAGGATCAGGATCAGGATCATCGGGATCGGGGGTTGCATCCCCGCAATCATCATTTGCACAAGTAGCGGAAACAGTCCAAGAAGTGCCTTGTAAAGGCCCCCATGCCTTGCAGACCAACTCTCGAGGCTCCGACGAAATTTTATCAAATACAAAAGTAGCTCCCGTCGTAGGGTTTGGTAAAGCGGTGACTTTTTCGCCTACAATTTCGGGAGGTAAAACGATCGGGTTCCCGTTCCCGTCTTCTATAGGTAGCGTAGTCCACCGCCATTCTGTCCCAACTTTTTCAACAAGAGCTCCTAGATTTGTAGGGTCTTTACTACACCAACCCGTGTTTAAAATCTCAACCCCATTCCATTCAAAAACAAACCTATCTGGGACATAGTCGGGGTTGTAAGCAATAGTTATGGGGCCACACCCAGGGCCTAAATCAATTGTAAATTCTTCTGGATCCGGCCAGGCTTGCCCGCCCGTTGTTGCGACATCTGTGTCACATTGTGCAATATCGGGGGGTTCAACTACGGGGTAATCCGCCCTCTCATCCTCGGGGGCTTCGTATTCTATAGGGTCGTCTATTTCGGGGCCGGGAGGGTCTTCTCCGTCATTAGGGTCTTCGGGCTCAGGGGCTGGTTGGCCGTCCGGAGTTATGATAGTGTCCTTTTCTAAATACTCCTCAATTGCGGGACACTCAAATTCCGGGTCGGTAGGTATTATTATATTATTTTCAGCAGCCCATCTGGTGTAGTGTGGGTTTTCTATAAATATTAAATAAGTACCGGAACTTGCGTCGTAAGCTGCAAAAGTTTTAGATAAATCGTCTGGGTGTTCTTGATCCCACACACCTTTTGGGATGTAAGTCGCTTGATCTTTATCGGACTCGGATTCTACTTCCTCACCAGAACGGCTAGCACTTTCGTCTTTATAAATTTGGCCGTCATGCCCTAACCAAAAAGGCATTGGGCCATCAGAGTTGGTGACAGAAGCGTGAGAAGCTGCACCTGAAAAAGCGGAGCTAGGTGTCTGCTCTGTTCTATACCCCGACGAAGCTTGCCCAGGTTTAGGGGCGTATAATAAAGAACAGCCTTTATCCGTGTGTACCACTACCTGGTTATTTACCACGGAAAGCCCCGTTATTTTAGTAGCGTTAGTTAATAGTAAATCTACCTTACTTACTGCAAAGTCGGAATAAGGAGAGTCCGTGTCTGGATTAGAAAGATTTGCGGGTTCAGATACGTAAATAGTAAGAGGGTTGTTGCAATCCCCCGCTGCAAAAAGGCACTTAGAAGGCCCGATTACAAAGTATTTACATAAAGGAAATGAACGCCACTCCATACTGTAAAGCTGCTTGTCTGGTTCGTAAGCGTAATCAACATCGTTAATGCCTACTTGCTTTGCATTAGCCGAACCATCCCCGAAGACCAGCGACCTATTTCCAACGCTATTAAAATAAGCGTCTTGTTTGCTAAAAGATTCGTCGTTTACTACGGTTTGGGTTTCGGTAAACTCTTCCATAGTACCTGTAGAGTTTCTAAGAACGCCTATATCGTGTATTTTTTTATTTCTACTAATATAGGCAATCTTATCACCCGAACTGTTCGACATTACGTCTACCTGATTATTTACAGATTGCGAAATCTCGACACCCGAAAGATCAACTAACTCTTTCCATTGGGGCGACGAGCGCAGGCCGCCAGTAGGCTGAGGGATACACCCTTCAACAACTGCCATGGATCCTCGATTGGCATCATCTCTATGCCCCTCAATCCCGGAAAAATTCGGTATCCTAAAAAACCTCACTTATCCTTTTTAGGCTCTTCTTTGTAAGGTATCAACCGGTTGAGTTTATCTTGACGCCTTTTACACCCCCCACATTGCTTAATTCCTAGGGCATTTGTGACTTTTTTTATAGTGTCACCTAAGCCTTTACTTTTGGGGTTTGGGATAGAGGTTTTAGCTACTAATTTTTTTGCCGTTTCTAATTTTCGTTCTCTTTCTACTTCGGAAATCTTGTCTAGCAATATTTTTTTCTTACCCTCAAACTCTATCGTTATTTTTTCTAATGCTTTTTCAATATCTTTTTTAGTATTCATAATAATTAGCTATTTCGTTTCTTATTAAATCCACGATGTCTATCGAATCTATAACACCGTCGTCGTTGGAGTAAGCCTCCACTTCTAATTCGTAAATACCCTGCCTACCCCTGGCTTGCGCAATGCCTTCAGGAGTAATTGCGAGACCTATTGGTGCGCGCTGCCAATCACCAAGCACACCCACGGAGTTATCTTGTAAAGCGTGTATAGATTCGTGGGTAAAAACCTCTAAAGTAATACCCACTAAAGCATTGCGTGCTGGGTAACGCTCCTCAAGTGTTTTTATATATACATCCAACTCACCCTTGCCGCTGTAGTATATCCCGTACAAGGGGGGTGTGAACTCAGTACCCGTGTATTCCTCTTCAACATTAACCCCAACTAGTAACCTTTCGAGCGATTCGTTAAGGCTTAAAATAACCTCCTCTTCGAGAGAACTCCGGTCGGGTGATATTAACCTTTTCCATTTTTCGGGAAGATTAGGGGTTTCTTGTATATTAACCGTCCTCATATTTTGTTCTTCGGATAAGATAAGCATCCGCCCACCCCATCTGTACCATTTCCAAGGATCTCCTTCAAAATCCGCAGGCTGCCAACCAAATATAATAGCGTGGTCGTCCGGTGCTTTATGGGGGTGTGGGTTTACAATTTTGTATTCCCGAAGACCTATATTGGGATGAGGATCCTTCCAAAAAACCTTAAAAGTAGCCTGGCTTGCACCCCTTATGTATTCATCGGGAAGACCTTCTGCTGGGGGCTCTTCTCCTTCTTTTAGGTAAAAACACCCGTCATAATGCCATACAAATTTTTGAGCCGTCAATTTTTGTTTATTATCCACTATGTCAGCTTCACCGGCTACATAATGTAAGTAAACTGTATCAAGCGGTTCTCCATTTTTTCCTTCGTATTTTACAAAACCGGAATCCTCACAACAATGATTATACCCACCGTCCCATTGACCATTGTCTATCCACCAGCCTTCTTCGACTTGGCTGTAGTTAGGATCCATCTCATCAAGAGGGCCTTTGCCGTCAATAGGGGTTATCGCATATCCGCAATCGTAATCTCGGCCTTCGCCATCAAAGCGGTTACTTAAAACAACCTCGACATGCCTGCCGTGGTTAGGCCCACCGTCCGTAAACTCTAAACAGCGATATTCCGGGCAGTCATTAGGAGGGGGGCATTCTACATACTCGTAGTTATTTAATTCTTCATCTGACTCAGCGTAGCGGTATCTCCCGTCTTCGCTGCCCGTATATTCTACATCCATAAGTATGGACACGCATTCATTGGGTTGAAATCTCCTTTGAATATCCTCAAAAACGCTATGATAGTGGGCTGGTGTATCGTCTTTTATTTTCGCATCTCGGGCTTTTCCATTCCATTCAACATAGTATATTACCCAATCGCCCGGCAGTTTTAGGCACATTCCTATTGGCCCATAGCAAGCGCCTGGGCAGGGTCCTACATCAACATAGTTTTTCTTAAAATTTTCATCTGAAAAAAAATCAGGATCACCAATGTGCTCCCCGTATTCTCCTAAAAGCTGAAGAACATATATACAAGGTGCGCTCCCCGTGAAATCGGGGTACCCGCTAGCTGGGCCGTTATAGATTACCTCGTATATTTTTTTCCCGCTTTGAGAAGTGGAAACACAACCACCCTCCCATGGGTCATCGCAATCATCACAAGGATCGCAAGCTCCGTCAGGGCATTTCGGGTATCCATACCTGTCCTTACAGCATTTTTGCCTGAGAATTGCCGTCATTATTGAACGAGTATTTGATTGCAATCTATTTTGATAAGGTGCCCTACCGCGTCTTCTCCCGTTTGACCAGGTGGTATGTCCGTAGATAAAACATGTATAGTTTTTACTGAGCCGTCTATACACACTTCAATCGGGTAGCTGAAATAAGGGTTTTGTGAAAGTGGTGGGCCTTCCATTACCCCCGTTTTTTCCGTTAACGAGCCTTTCTTAACCCAAACTCCGCATTCAAGCGTCCACTCCTCTGCATAATACTTATATAAAAATCGTAAGTCACCAGCTTCGGTACATTTCCACCCTTTTTCGTGGTCATAAAACAACCCACTACTCGTTGAGTCAAAGGCCGGCCCTGTTTTTAAAACTTCTACCGTTCCGTTATGAGGGCATTCATTTAAAAGTGGAATATAGGCGTTACCTTGTAGAGATGAGTTTTCTACGCGAGGTTCATCATAGGTAATATATTCGTCACTATTGTCGCTTAATTCAAGCTTCTCAGTAGTGATTGTAGCCTTTTCACTAGTAAGCTGAGATTGTTCCGTTTCTTGTATTCTGTATTTATATCTTTTATTCGTTTTATTGTCGTCGCCTAAGTCTGAAATATCGAACGTGTGGTACAGAGGACTGGAAAAGTTAATAGGTAAATCACTAGCCGATTGTTTTGAACCGTGGTGTACATCAAAATTTTCTTCGTCATTTTTACTGTCAATGTTTGGTCTGATCTGGACTCTACTGTAATAACAATCTTTGTCTCTATTAAACGGAGTTACATCTTCTATAGTAATTCTACTAGTATTTATTGCGTCATAATTAGTAGATGGGTCGTCGGTAAGTGTTGTTTCAAACTTATCGTTTCTAACAGTATAATTAGGAGTAGTGTTAAAACTTATAGCAGTGCTGTTTATATACTTAACCGGCTTAGGGTCGTCGGTTCCTTTTATATACCTAGTTGAGCTAATATCTACATCGTCATCTCCATTTTCAGAGCTAGGGGTGTCTGCGACCGTAGTATCAACTCCATTCAAATACTTAGTCTGCTGTGGGTCATCAGTTCCTTTTACATACCTAGTTGAGCTAATGTCTACATCAGCGTCTCCATTTTGCGCATTAGGGGTGTCGGTAGTAGTTATATTTGGTGAGTAAATTGTTTTAACCGGCTTAGGGTCGTCAGTTCCTTTTACATACCTAGCTGAACTAATATCTACATCATCGTCCCCATTATCGGAATCGGGGGTTGTATTAATTCCTACGTCTACGCTGTGTATATCCTTATTAGGAATTGAGTTATCGTCCGTCCCTTTTTCGTACCTAAGAGATTTAATATCTACATCATCGTCTCCTATTTCATTTGCAGGGGTGTCCGTTACGCAAACTTTAGCCGTTTCCTTATCTATGCTGTCTGGTAAGTCTTCTTCCTTTGTGTTATTAAGCCCTATAGAATTTTGAATAATGTCTAGAGTAACATCTTCAATAGGGTCGCCCTGTTTTATATCTAAAGTTTTAGCAGTTTTCGATTTTTCCTGATCATCTTCTTTTACGACACCGTAGGTAACTGAATCAATTTCGGGGTCCTCTAAAATACCGTCCGTAGTTGTTATATTATTAGAATATATAACCGGGTCCTCCGGCAGGGTTAAATTGAATTTCTCAATTTCAGCCGTTTTAAACTTTAAATCTTCAACGGCGTAGTCTGGATCTGAATCGCATTCTAGCTCTAAACTGTGTATCGTTTCATCAACGGGATCAGGTTCAGGTTCATCGCTATCCTCAAATTTTAAAGAATGAATTTTAAGAGGATCGGGAGGATCGGGAGGAGGGTCGGCCGGTTCTTTTTCTTTAAACTCCGTGCTGCTAATGCCAAACTCCGGTATGGGGGGTTTAGGTGTTATAGTAACCGACCCCATGTTTTCCGTAGTCTCACCACCCATCCCGCCTTGCGCGTTTACAGTGGTACACTCCCCCGCGCTTACATTTAACTCACCGTCTTGAGTTTTAACCGTAACCGGTTTGTATTTTAAAGTTTTCTTAAAAAGCTCAAAAGTAAAATTTTTAGGTATTACTTCGTATTCTTTAGCTTCTTCGTATATTAATTCAATCTCATCTGGAGTAAGCTTTTTAAGCTTTTGCTCCATTATAAATTTATATTGCTTAGGAGTAAGGGTTACTTGTTTTTCATTCTCGAATTTAATCTCAATTTCAGCGGGTGTGATCTGTACATTTTGAGCGTCTTCGTATTTTAAAGTAGTTTTTTCACGCGCGGCAGTGCATTCTTTTACATTTGTATGTGTCCACTTAAAAGTTTCTTTATCTAACGTTACCTTTTTATTTTGTTTTTTAATCGTCAATTCACCAGGGGTGAATGTATGTTTTGATAAATTTGTTGCGCCAAAACTACTCTCTTTATCTTGCCAAAAAAGTTTGTCTTCGGATAAGCATACTATGTATAAATTCCAAGGAGTTATTTCTATCGTTTTTTCGTCGGTAGTTACTAAATTAACAGTTTTTGCGTAAATCTTGTCAGTTCTTTTTGTTTGGGCAAATCTCCAAAGTTTACGCTCAAATGAAAGAGAATAATTATCTAAAATAGCGGCGTTAACCGTTTTCTTGAAGATCTTATCTTCCCTTTTTGTTTGTGTAACATCCCATACTATTTTTGATATATGATGAGTTTTATTGTAACTGACTTCGGCGTTAACCGTCTTTTTATAAATCTCATCTACTCTTTTTACCTCATCAATAGTAAAATTCTTTTTTAAAAATGTTATAGTTTTATTAAAACTAACATTTGCTTTAACTGTTTTTTTATAAACCTCGTCTACCCTTTTTGTTTGCTCAACTTTCCACTTTTCAAAATCAAAAGTTGCATCCTTTTTAGTCCCGTAAAACTCACCCCTCCTTCGAACGATTACTAATTTTTTGCCGTCAAAATTAAAGGTTTGGTCCTCAATTTTCACCTCCAGCTCGTTCCAGTCGGCTTTGAAAACTTGCCGTATAAGTATTTCTTTAACCTCGTGGATGGTGGAATCAATTTTGAGATTAATGGCGACTTTGTCCAGTTTTAGCGTCTCTCTATTTGCGACTACCGCATATTGATTTACTTTTTCTAAAACTTTTAGCTTCTTCTTTTTCTGCTCTATCTTAAGGATATCTTCGCGCTCATAAGTAGTTATTTTTACAGGAGTGCTTTTTACATAAAAATCATGTTCTTGCAGCTTTGGTGTAGCCGTTTTTGATTTAAATGTCTGCTTTTTTTCGGCTATTTTTAGGGACTTAGGGTTTAGAACTAGGCAATTGCTACAAGAACTCGTGCTTTGTTCAAAGACTATCCCCGAAAATTTATTTTCTTGAATGGTACTTTTAGTCCCAACTTGGGTTAATATATCAAAAGGAGTGCCGTCGTTTGGTGATTTTGGGTCGATATAACAACCGTCTAATTTTTTTAAAACGGTAGAATTATTTATATCATCTTCAGTGCCATTTACATTACTAAATGCGGTTATTAAGCTCGTATTTTCGTTGTACTTAGTAGTATCTGATCCGGCCGTGACCGTAGTAGCTAAATTAGTTATGTATGTAAAAGTATCTACGGGCTCGGGTGAGCTTTGACTTAAATCTAAATCCGTAATTTCACTAACATTTATTAACGTCGCTCCGGCGTCACCAGGAGTCACCTGTTCGCATGTAAGACTGATATCTAAATCTTTAGCTAACTTGTGCGTTCCTTTAGGCACAACAGGTTCGGCTTTAGCCGCCCCGTAGTACATGGTGTCGGTAGTATCGGCTGAGTCGATCCATCGATGGGAACCATCGAACATACTAATGGTATCCGAAGGTACTGTATTTATATCTGTAAGGTCTAAAGTATTACTCTCAACCTCGATTTTAGGGTCTTCGGGCGCGTCAGTAAGCTTTATCTTATTTGTCTTAAATACGTCGGGGGTGTTTGAGGAGGGAGTTACGTCTGCAATAGTTAAATCACTACTTTTAACCTCAATTTTAGGGTCTTCGGTTGCATCGGTGAGCTTTATTTTATTCGTTTGATAATTTATATCGGCAGTGCCCGAAGGGGTTACATCTTCTATATCTAACGTATTACTCTCAATTATATCGGGCTGCGACGGCTCAGTCCCATCAGTAAGTTTAAGTTTATTTACAGTAAACGATTTTTTGGCAACCCTCGAGGTGGGTGTTAAATCGGTAATATTTAAAGTATTACTTTCAATTTGATCGGGGGTTGTCGATTCAACCCCATCTGTTATTTTAATATGATTCGATTTATACTTTGCGTAAGCGCAATCTAAGTAAGACGAGGAATCTCGTACCTCTATATCCCAAACTCTCGAAGTTAGTCCATTAACAGCGGACCAAGTCCCGTCGTATTTCCAAGGCTTACTTCCGTATATATCTTTGTCTGGGCCGTTTGCCGGTTGCTCCAATGTAACTCCGGTTGTAAGGAACTGCTTTTGACTACCCTGAGTATTGGTTTTTTTAACCGTTAAATTAAAAGCCGTCCAATTTAGAGTGGACAATGTCGAAGTGTCAGGAGTGATCTTAAAAGTTTTAATGTAAAAATGTTCATCGGGTGTGTTTTTCGTAGTTATTTTTTGAGTATAAAACTCACACTCACCGGTGTCTGAACTTGCGGGGGTTTCCTCTTTAAAAGAAAGTTTTGTAGGAAATGTCGTTTCAAGCGGTTCGGGCTCCTCTTCACTTGGTGTGATTTCTAATTTTGGTATACTAAGATCTATACTATCGGGCTGAGGGTCGTCGGGGGTTATTATTAAATCAGTTATACCACTTTCCGACTCACTGCCCGGTGTGAGTGAAGTTCTTGAAAATTTAACATCTACATTAGCCCCTCCACCTGGGTAAACTTCAGACCAAATTATAAGCTCTAGTCTAGTCTGGTCCTTTTCGTTTTTATTTTTTATCCCGCCACCTAGGCTAGACTCTTGTTGAAACCCCGCGGGGCTGTCTGGGGTTCTATCTACTTTAGCTACATAGCAATAGTAAAGACAAGGCTCGCCTTCTATAACTACTAAATCTCCGTGGGATATAAACCGATCCATTTTCCTTTCTTCTGGATCCCACTCGTCTTCTATAATTTTAGTAAAACACGCGTGAGCTATCTCTTTAGACGGGGGCTTAGATAACTGGTATTTTTCGACATCTACGAAATGAACAATAGTCTGGCGGTGCCCGCCGTCACTTTGAACTACCTCAAGCGTACCTTCAAAACCTTCATCGGTTTTACCTTTAAGTAACTCCTCAACGCTTTCCTCTAATTGTATGAGGCGTTCTTTTAATTGATCGGGGGTTTCTTCGTCCATTAGAAAAATATTACTTCAATTTTCCAAATTCTATTTCGGTGATGGTGGTGAAGGGGAGTTACCTTCATAGAAGAAGGGCTTTTAGTTAATTTATTATTCCAAATAGTGGCGTCCCATGAAATATGCCCTCCGGCACTTTGTATAGGTCTTCCTTGAAATAATGGTTTTTCCCTCCAGTCTGTGTCGCCATACGGGTCATTGTAAAAGAAAACTAACGTACTACCTCCGGGTACAGTTACATCATCACCTGCCCCCATTCTATTAATATACTGAGCGGCCGCGATACCTCCACAGCCTGCTCCTTTTAAACAAGCTACGTCGATAAAATCCGGTTCACCCGTTGTCCTCATAAATTCCGTAGGAAATCTAAGTTGAGTACCGTTAACCGATTGATAAAAAGCCGCGTTAGAAAAGCTTTGTTTAAATGTTAAACTTTTAGAGCTTCCTTCCGCTAGTACTATGTAAAAGTCCATAGTTACCGCTCCGCTGTTTTTAGCGTAAGTAGTGGCGTAGTAAGGGGCTTGTTCCGCTACGGTAAAATAAGTTAATACCGCTGGAGCTCCCTGTTTTTTACTCCCTCTTTTAAAAGCTTTAAAACCTGTATGGTCAAAGCCTACTATTGTAGGGTGTGTGGCGTTTTTTTCAGTGCTCGATAGTATTTTCCAATATGAACCGATAGGGGCAACCCATGAGCAAGTCCATATATCCACACCGGGACTACTGGTGTCTACACTTGCCGAAGCCCTTAGCCAGCGTAAATTATAACCGTGCTCATTAGAGCTAATACTTATTTGCTGATCCGTAAGCGCCAGGTCTTCTATGAAATGGGATTGTCTATCCTCTTCTTCTAAATCGTAAGCTATGTACCCGTCTTCCCCTTGAGCATTTACGGAAGTCATATTAGGCTGCACGGGTTTTATTTTAGAAATATCTAATTCTATCGACTCCCCTACACCTACTTTATTAATTTGTTCGGTATAAACTTCCTCATTACATTCGTGGTGGGTGTCCGGGTCGTCAATTCCCTGGCCATCTCTCGGGTCGCCTAGTACTACAAAAGTTTCTCCTTCTGCTATTAATTGAGTGTCGTCTAGTACGGCTCTTCCCTCCTGTGAGCTGAATACTTGACCACCTAGCTTCCAAGGGGCTGCACTTTCAACAGTAACGGTGGCTTTATTCGTAACGGTGTCCACTGCACCTATTGTTATAGATCTCGGATATACTACATAAGAAGCAATAGAAACGGTGGCTAAGCTTACTAAAGCCTGACCCGCTTCGTCTGGTATATTGCCGGCCGCATCGCCGTCAACATAAGAAGCTAGTTTAGGTTCCGTTCTTCTAATTATTTCGGGAAGCATATCCCAGCAGTCTGCATTTGACTCCGGCGTACCGTCGTCCAACGCTTCAGCGCCATCAGGTAAACCACTACCGGTAGCTGGGTGTAACGACCACTCTCTGGAGTCATAGCCTAGATTCTTAAGGTTACCTAACTGCTTTAATATATGATTACTGTTTTTAAGAACTACGTATTTCCTAGTTAACTTTTTAAGTTCACCTGACTCACTTGACTGTTGGCTAAACCAAGAGTCTCTGAGTTGAGCATACTGCCTTACCAAAGTACAACTGTCCAATGTCTCGCCGGGTATGGTTTGTTGATTAACGAGGTAGTGGTCTGGGTACTCCTCATCGGGCTCCCCTACTCTTCTAAATAAGGCGATTCCGTCGTCAGTTCCATCTAACCCATCTTTAGTTACCTTAGTTCCTTCGGCGGCAAATCTACGGGTTAGTTTTTGAAAACCTAATTGGGAATCTTCCTCAATCTTAGGCTTTCCGATTGGGCGGATTCTTAAATCTTTAGCCATTACCAACCCCCTCTTCTTATAATCCTAGTAGTTCTCTGTTTCTGCGGAGAAGAAAAATGTTTAAGTTTTCTTTTTGCTTCTTTTGCCGCTTGTACTATAACTTCTCTATTCCCTCCATTATAGCGGGGATCTGAAAGAAGCTTATACTGCGCAATAGGTAAAAGAATATCCCAGCACACCTCTCCTGGAAGTCTTGGGGAATCCCCTACTTCTAGATTATCCGGTATTATATTGCCGACTAGTTCGACTTCGTAATCTTTATCGGGAATTGGGTATAAAACCATTCTAGGCACAACCGTGAAATCTTCTTCATTATCGACTTGATCGATAAAGTACCAAATAGGTCTGTCTACTTCAGGCTCATCCATATCAATCGAGGGAAAGCTTCCTTGGTAACCCCCTACTGGTCTAAAATCTCCTGAATAATGAGCCCTAGCCGTAATTTCATCATTACGAGAGTTCATAGGTGAAAGAGGCCCATGCCCTACAAGAACGGGGACTTTTTCTACATCTATTACATCTAGTTCTAAATCGGCTGACTGAGCTCCTTGAGGGAAAAACAGCTTTATTTTACGAGAAGCCCACCTAGGCCTGTGCCCGTCAACGGGGGCGTAACATTCTCGATAAGCCTGGTTAACTACGATTTTTATACGCTCTTGGTCTACTAATGGAAGTTCGTCCCACCTATCCGCACCAAGCATACTCGCTACTTGGTCTAGTATGTGCTCAAACATGCACAGTTTTCTAATTTTAATATCTCCAATAAAACTCGTTGGAGAATTTAATGTTAAAATTGAAAAGCTGTTTAGCGGAGAACCTACTGAGCTTAAATTGCTAAGCGAAGATGTGGGGGATGTTTGAACCCCTTGTACAGTAAGTTGTACAACTGGGCTTTGGGAAACGGATAAACCTGTTAATTGTGCCGGCATTTAGTCATGCTACACTGCGACATCTTTTTCTACTACCGCTTGTAATTCGGGAGTAGGATCTATTTTTTCAGCTTTCGCTTTTTTCTTTTTAGGAGCCGTTTTTTCTTTTACAAAATGGTGATCTGTTTCCGGCTCTTTTTTTTCATCCATAAGAACGGAGAAAAACATCCTCTTATAGAGACGCCCTTGTGTTCTAAATATGTCGTCCGCTTCTCTTTGGGTTTTCGGTTCGTAAGCGTAGTGCCTACTTTCCTTATCCCATTCAAAAGTGTACTGTAAACGGCTCATGCCTTTTACTCGCATTACCGGGATTGTTCCCATTTGATCTCTCTTTCCGATGATTATGATTTTCATGATAGTATTGTGTAATAAAAACCCCTCCCCGAATACTCAGGGAGGGGTGGTGGATTTGATTAGAATATGGTTAATATTCTCAAGCTTAAATAGCTCAGAAACTAAAACCTGGAATCTGCCTAACCGACTCTACGAGCTGTACTCCGGGGATTCTCCCGTTTGTATCTTGGTAAGCGGCCATTCCGTAAACGGACTGAATACCTACAGCTGACAAGTGTGCTTCGTTGCCGGAGTTGGCGAAGTCGTCATAGTGGAATATCTGCTCATTGGATACTGCACCTTTTGCGTAGTATAATGCAGTTTTACCCATTGCTAACGCATATCCGATTGGAGTTCCAAGAGCGTTGCACTGATAGATAACAGTTCCGGCCGGAATTGTACTCGTTGTTGCCAAGTTAATGGAGTTCTTTGTAGGAGTACCTGCTGTTGATGCTGCTGCGAGCTGACCTCCGCCACTTACGCGAGCAAGACCGGTAAGTTCGTTACCAGTATTTGCCGTATAAGAAGCACAACCGTAGTCCCCACTAGGAGCAACTGCGAGAATGTATCCGTCAATGCCTCCTGAATTAGCAGAAGTTGCATACTGACCTCCGCCTCCGCCTGGGATCTTTGCGTCGAAACCTATGAAGTTTGCAAAGCAGTCGTAACCAAGGTTAAGCTTAGCTGCGGTAGCGATAGTATGAGCAGTGCCAACAAGAGCGGTAGGAAGCAAAGGAGAACCTTGGCGTCCGTCAGCTGTGTCGATTAATACATTATGGTTGGCAATAATATTACCGTCCCACATTGCATAGTTACCACTGTACAACTTGTTAGAACTACTACGCTCGTCAGCTTGAAGAATAGCTTCGAGGTAATCAGGATCTGAACGAAGAGGGCGTAAACAAGCGTCAGGTGCGAAGAACAAATAACCGGGAATTTCGGTTTTGTCATCACCACCAACATTCATTGGCTCACCACCCTGGGCGATCAATGCTTGTTTGGCTTCTTGAATGATGTCGGTACTAAGACCTTCTGTATATGCAAGGTTTTGCGCTGCGCCATATCCGGAGATAAGGTTTGAAGTAGAGTTATTCAAGCAAGTATCGCGAAGAACCATTTGGATATGATCCTGTTCAGTGCGTCCTGCCCACTCAGCCATAACTTCAGCTGAAAGCTGGTCGATAGTTTTGCCTGTGAAGCGCATAAGTTTTACAACTTGCGTCCAAGCAACAGCGTGACGGATAAGATCCACTTCAACGCTGAATGCGCCAAATTTGAGCTTCCCGGTTTTATTCTTGAGGATTTGCTCCCCACGAACACCTTGTCCACGAATTGGAGCGACAGTAGTAAAAGTTACCTTGTCAGATCCGCCTGCGGATAGATCGCGTTTTTCTACGACCGGCGAGCCTGAGCCTTCCGAACCGATGAACTTTGAGAATACATTCTTTTCCCGAGCGTCACGAGTTACGAGCTCAGACCATAGTCTGGTACGCAAATCGGTATCGCCGAAAATTTTAGTAGTACCTTTATTAGCGGAGGTATTATAGTTAGTATTTGTATTGAGCAAGTCAACATTTCCGAAACTTCCGGCTGCCGACTGTGCTGCTGGTGCTGATGCTTTATTAGCCATGATATTTAATAATTAGATTTGTTATATTGAATTAACGGAGAAACGATCTTCCATCGGGGGTACCTAGCATTTCAAATAATTGATCGTTACTGATATCCCCTAAGTTATTGATGATTGATTCCGCCGTTTGTGGTTGTTGTACGGGTTGTGCAGCTTGACCTGTTGTCAAAACTTTTGCCTGGCTTCCGAGTGGTTGAACTTGTTTTTGTTGAACCGGCTCAGGTGCCGCTGGCGCTGGTCTATTTACCCCTTTCCTAGCTGCGAAATCATTTGCCATGAGTTCGGGCCAATTAGGAGAGTTGAAAATTGCTGCGTAATCAGAGTGTTCTTGAGCTTGGTTTATGAAATGGTCGAATTCTTTTCTGTAAATTGTGGATTTATCCGACAATTCAGGATAAGCTTCATAAGCTCTTTCTCTGCTCTCCACCGCTTTATTGCGGTGGGTGTTGTATTGCGCTTCTTGGATTCTTTCAGATTCCCTCTCTTTTCGGTCGTTGAGGCTTTGAAGCTGGAGTTCCCTTTTCATAATTTCTCTCTGTAAATTGAGAGCTTGAAGGGTATCCAAATCTTCGGCGGCTTCTTTAACCTTAATTTCGAGATCCTGAATTTCACCATTTAGCTTACCCGCTTCCGTTGTAAAAGGGTCTGGGCCTATAGGCTCAGGTTGTACTGGTTGCGGTTGTGGTTGATTCGGTTGGGAAGTTTGACCGTAAATTACCGAAGCCGCGTCTGCGAATGTCCCGCTAAATCCTTCTGATCTATATAGATCGATGACTTGTTGGTCTAATTCGTTCTTCGGCCTGATTCTTCTCTTAGCCAATCTTTCTTCTTCAGTTTCACCAAAAACTTCTTCTACCGGTTCATCTGAAGAAACCTCCTCCGTAGTAGTAGCTTCGGGCTCCGGTTCTGTCTGGGATTCCTCCTCAGGCTGAGCTGGTGCTTCTTCTACCGCTTCGGGTTGCGTTAACATTGCCTGGCGAAGGTCGTCTGTAGACACATCCGCAAGATTTAATTCGGTTTGTTGGGGGGAATCAACCACCCCGGCTTGTTCTTCCATTCCCGTACAATACTATTGTTATACGGAGCTGAAAACCGGTTGTATTACCTGTTGTAAATACCTAGCTTGCCCGGTTTTGAGGGCTTGCTTTTAGGTTTACTTAATGCGCATTTACCAGCCTTTATGCATTCGGGCTGGTTTTTACATTTTTCGCAAGGTGTGAATTGTTTTTTATCTTTTGCCATCTTTATAAAATTTAACAAGTTTCCAAATCATATAACAGCATGTTAGTATACCGGCACACAGCCCTACTAAATCATTCCACTGCCCGAGCGTAAAAGAGAGCCCGGTACCGATCATACCTATTATTGGAGTACTGTCGCTCATCCTAATTGATCTAAAATTAAGTAAGCCGCGACGATTACCGCGAGTACAAAAAAAGCCTTACCTTTACTGGTCAGTGTATTAAAATAATCTTTTACTAATTTTAGGTTTTTCATGGATTTTTGGGAGGAAACGGTATTCTGGTTAAATGTTTCTCCGCTTCTTTTCTCGCACATTGTGTCGCGGTTTTTCTTGCTAAGAGGATTGGAATACAAAGATA